ATGTCAATAGTATCAGAAAGAGATAGACACCTTATTATTCTTGGAACTGAAACAATTATTGGAACTGAGAACACACAAGATAAAATGTTTATAAGATTTTCAGATCAAGAAAATTTATCAGATTATACACCGACATCAACGAATACTGCAGGTACTTTTAGAGTAGACTCTGGGGTAAAAATTGTAGGAGCTGCAAAAGCTAAAGATTATATTCTAATACTTACTGATACTTCTGCTTATATAATGCAATTTGTTGGACCACCATTTACATTTTCTATAAGACAGGTTGGTTCTAATTGTGGTTTGATTGGTCAACATGCTATCAAGTATGTAAATGGTAAAGTTTTTTGGATGGGTCAAGCAGGAGGATTTTTTGTTTATGATGGTACTGTTAAATCGTTACCTTGCTTAGTAGAAGATTTTGTATTTACAAGTAAAGGAGATAACTTAGGTATTAATTATACAGCAGGTGAGCAAGTATATGCTGGATTAAATCATTTGTATGAAGAGATAACTTGGTTCTATGCAAGGAATGGACAAGAACAAGTAGATAGAGCTGTAACTTACAACTATACTGAAAACACTTGGACTACAGGATCATTAGCTAGGACTTCTTGGGCTGATGCAACATTATACGATAATCCTTATGCAACTGAATTTATTACCGCAGATGTGCCTACGTTTCCAACAATACAAGGAGCAACAAACATAAATGGTGCGTCTACATATTATGCACATGAAGTTGGTAACAATGAAGTTGATGCTCTTGGTAACAAAACAGCAATACCTGCATTTATTACATCAGGAGATTTTGATTTGTCTACCGGTGGAGATGGACAATTTTTTATGAGCATAAGAAGATTTATACCAGATTTCAAAATATTAACTGGTGATGCACAAGTTACTTTAAATTTAAGATCCTATCCTGCAGTAAATGCACAGTCCTCTCCTTTAGGTCCTTTTACAATAAATTCATCAACTGATAAAGTTGATACAAGAGCAAGATCTAGATTTGCAAGTGTAAAGGTAGCAAATACCTCCACCGATCAGAATTGGAGATATGGTACATTTAGAGTAGATGTACAACCAGATGGTATGAGGGGATAATGGCTAGAGTTGATCTATTAATACCAGAACCTACACCTACTTATACTGAAGAAAATCAAAGACAAGTAGCTCAGTCTTTACAAACCCTCAAAGATAAATTAAACACATCTTATCAACAAGAATTAAAAAATGAACAAGATGCATTTAACTATTTTTTATCATGACTATACAATATAAAAATCAAGGTTTTAAACAGACCGATACAAGTAAGACAACAGCGTTTACATGTCCTACTAATGCAACAGTTATAGTAAAAAGTGTTTATTGTGCTAACAATGATGCTTCATCAGCTATCTTAGTTAACATGAACTTTGTAGATTCTTCTGACTCAAGTGCTGAATATGAATTTTTCAGAGATGATGTTGCAGCTAAATCTCAAGTTAATGCTGCCCCACAAGGTTTAAATCTTGAAGCAGGTGATGCAATAACTGTGCAAGCAGCTACAGGCAGTAGTAAAATTCAAGGTGTTATTAGCTATGCTCAAATAGACAGATCTCAGGAGAATGGCTAAACAAAAATTTACACACTTCATACCCAGAGATAAACCTAAGAAAAGAGGTCCTCGGCAACACAAGAAAAATCTCAACAAACACGAGAAGCGTCAAAAAAATTTAAATAGATACAAAGGCCAGGGTTGTCCGTGAGAAACCTTCATCAACCTTCCTTTCAAAAATTTCATGAGTTTTTAGTTACTCATCAAGTAAATCTAAAAGAATGGGATATATTTGATATCTTAAAAATATCTAAAAGATTTCCTTATCAGTTTCACCATGGTCATGAAAGTATTTGTTTATTAGATAATTTAGGAACAAAATTAAGAAAAGAGTTATTTGATATATATGGTTTTTTAGATTTTGACAAATTTAAAAATTTTTATGACAAAGGGTTTTCATTTATTATAAGTGATGTGCTTGATATTAATGATGAACTTAAAAAAATAGAACAGGTTGCTTTAGAAACATTTGGTGTAAGAATATGTGGTAATTTTTATTTTTCAAAAGGTTTAAATAATCAAAATGTTTCATTTCCAGAACATACAGATGATTATTGTTTATTTATTAAAAATATATATGGAGAATCTGTTTGGAATATAGATAAAAAGGAAACAATTATTAAAGATCAAAATGTTCAATTTATAAATAGAATGACTCCACATTGTGTGACTTCTATAAAAGAACCTAGACTTTCATTAAGTTTAGCTATATACAAACAGGATTAATTATGAAAATAGAAACTACAAAAACAAGTCTTAATTTATTTTTCAACGAAAGCGAAATACAAAAAATTAAAGATGATGGAGTGATGACTATCAAAAATGCTAATAAAAAACATTTTATTAATATTATGGTAGATCAGATGATGAACATTTATAAAACTATGGTAGGTAGTGAATATGCTAATTTATTTACTGAAGGTAATACAATAGAAGAGCCTGATGGTCCTCACGAATACAAAGCAGAATTAAATGTGATTGAAAGAATTTTAGAAAACAATAGGCATTATACTAATGTAATACAATTTTCTAAATTTAATAACTTTAAATGGAAAGGACTTAAATTATTAAAAGATCCTATGAGTCTAACTATTTACCAACAAATGCTGCAAGAGCTTAAACCAAAAACAATACTAGAATTTGGTTCTGGTGAAGGTGGTTCCGCTTATTGGTTTTCTGATATGACAAAAACATTAGGCTTAGATACAAGAATTATCACTGTAGACAACCAAGAGATCAAAGATATACCGAACGTTGAATTTATAAAATTAGATGTTAATAATATAGATTCATATGAGTTTGAAGAATACGAATCACCCATGTTAGTTATTGAAGACTGTCATGCTAATATGAAGGGTATAATTAATAAGGTATCATCAATGATGACTACTGGTGATCGTTTAGTTGTAGAGGATACCATAGACCCAGATAAGTATGCTATATTTAAATCTTGCGATTTAACTTCATTTAGTAGAGATAGTAAATATTGTGACTTCTGGGGAAAAAATAATTCTTGGAATTATGATTCATTTTTAAAAAAGGAGAAATAATATGACACTTAAGAAGATACCAGCTGAAGCTAAAGAAATAATTAAACATAAGAGAACAGGTAAAGTTTATGCTAGTAAAGCTGATTTTGATGCTGATGTTGCTGATCCCAATACTGACACTACTAATGATGATTTTAGACAGGACTTGGAAATTAAAGTTACGAAAGTATCTATGGAGAGCCTTACTAAGGAATGATAGCTAGACAAGTTGAAGATTTTATTCCTAGGTTAGATTACATTTTACCTGAATTAAAAAAAATAAAATTATATGATCAAGAAAATCTCAACTCGTTACGAGGCACTACTGAAACATTCCCTGGATTAAGAAGCTTTCCATTAATTGAAACAAATATTTTTTTGTATGAATATATTAATTTTTTAATGTTTTATAATAAATTAATCAAACCAGAAGATGTAAGTTTTATTACACATTTTATACATTTAAGACGAGAAGAAGATAATGAAAAAGATTTTATACATCAAGATTTTTTTAATTTTTCATCACTAATATATTTATCTAAAACTAATCTTAACTCTGGAACATATTTATATGATAAAGAAAAAAATATAATTAACGATTTTAAATTTGTAAAAAATAGATTAATAATGTATTCTAGTGAATATTTTCATATGGGTTATGGACACCATGGGACAGATATAGACAACGGAAGATTAACACTTAACAGTTTTATAACATTAAAATAATGGAACCTAGAGGCGCAACAGAAATTCAAATGGAAATGCTTAATAAGCATGTTTCAAAAGATCTGCTTGATCAAGTTCAAATTTGTACATCCATACCAGGTAAAGTTCCAATAGACCCAAACAAACTAAATATACTTTGGCAAAAAAATTCTTGGGATCAAGGTAATCTTCAACCTTTTTTTAATAATAAAGAAAGACACAAAGAATATGATTGGTATGTATTTAATAGTCATTGGAACTATGAAAAATTTAGATATTTTTTTGATATACCTACTGAAAAATGTGTTGTAATTAAAAATGGTATTGAAAAATTTCCAAAAAGAAAGATATATAAAAAAGGTGAACCAATTAAATTAATACATCATTGCACACCTTGGAGAGGTCTTAACTTAGTGCTTCGAGCAATGCAAGAGATTGAAGATCCTAATATTACTTTAGATATATATTCTTCATCTCAAGTTTATGGATCAGAGTTTAATAGCGTACACGATAAACAATTTGAGCCACTTTATGAACAAGCTAAAAAACTACCAAATGTAAATTATATTGGTTACAAACCTAACGAGTATATTTTAGAAATGATGCCTAACTATGATATGTTTATATATCCAAGTATATTTGAAGAAACATCTTGTGTGTCTGCACTTGAGGCTTTGGCTTCGGGTGTACATGTAGTTACTAATAACTTTGGAGCTTTGTATGAAACTTGTGCTGAATGGCCTGTTTATATAAATTACAGTAGAGATTACGAAAGAATGGCTGTTGATACTGCAAATGCAGTAAAGGTAGCAGCAAATTATTTACATGAAGATTACATTCAAGAACATTTAGAAGAACAACAAAAATTTTATAAAAGATTTTATAATTGGGAAAAAAAGGGGGCTGAGTGGTCTGGTTTTTTGAAAGGAGCCTTAATTGAAAGAAACAGTAAATAAAGATACTTATCAAACTCTTAAAGAAATAAAAATTCCAGGAGAGTCACATGAGAAATCAATTACACCTTTGTGGAAATCTAACAAACCAAAAAGTAAAGTATCATTGTTTGTGGCTACACCTGTGCACAGTGATTGTTCAATACATTACACTCAAGCTTTATTAGAGCTACAACAAACTTGTATTAAAAATAATATTTTAATTTATTTTCATTTACTTAAGTCATCTCTTGTTACTCAAGGAAGAAACCTATGTGTAGCAGGATTTTTAGAATCAAAGTGCACACACATGTTGTTTGTTGATTCAGATATTTATTTCAAACCAGAGTCAATATTAGCAATGTTAAAAAAAGATAAAGAAGTACTATCAATACCTTATCCTTTAAAAACTATGATGTGGGATAAAGCATTAAGTAAAATAGAAGAAGGAACTATAAAAACTGCAAATCATTTAAAAGCATCTTTAAATACTTATCCAATGAAAGTTGGGGATAATAATGATATCACACTAGATGATGGAGTTATTGAAGTAACTCATAGCCCTACAGGATGTATGATGATTCAAAGGTCTGTTTTTGATAAGATGATAAAAGCTTATCCTGATAAAAAAATTGTACAAAAGACAGTCATAAATGGTAAATATGTAGATAGACCAAACTTATGGAATTTTTTTGACACACTTCACGATCCAATAGAAAAGACATATTTAGGAGAAGACTTTGCTTTTTGCCAACGTTGGAAAGAAATAGGTGGTAAATGTTATGCTTATATAACTGATCCAATTGTACATGTTGGAGAGCATCAATACATAGGTCGTTTTGCTGATGAGTTGAAACCTAACAAGTAAAATGGTAATATATGCTATTATTAGGAAAATAGACTATGGATCCATTTACATTAGCATTAGCCACATTTGGTGTACAAAAACTTAGAGGTAAATCAACAAAACGAGCATTAAGAGATGCCGCCTTAATCGGTGGTGGTTCTTTTGCATTAGGTCAAGCCACTCAATCAGGAATGCTTGGAGGACCATCTGGTTTTTTAGGTAAAGTTGGAACTGGAAATCCATTTAGTGGTATCAAAGGTTTGATAGGACAAAAAGCTGTTGAAGCTAAAGCAGCTACTACAAATGCAGCAGGAGAAGTTGTTCCGGCTGTTGCCGAGCAAGCAGGTAAAGGCATTTTAGGAATGGATACACCAACTAAATTTATAGCTGCATCTACATTACTTCCGTTGTTAAGTGGGGAAGATGAAGGTGATGGTCAAATGGAAGGCTATAGAAAAGAAGATTATGATAAAGCTTACAAAGAACAAAGTGAAAAATTAGAAGGTGGTTTTGAACCAACAAAAAATCCAAGACCTACTAGACAAGAAACTTATGGATCTAATATGTTTTATGCAAATGAAGGTGGATTAGCTACGGCTGTAAAATATTTTAATCAAGGTGGGGTAAACTATTTACCATCAAAAACAGATCATGATGAGAAAGATTATAATAATTATGTTAGAGCTGAAGGTTATGTAGAAGATGGAGCAGGTAATGGTGACAAGGATGAAGATACAATGCTTGCACAATTAGCTGATGGTGAATTTGTATCTAGAGCTGATGCAGTATTAGGTGCAGGTATTTTATCGGGTGGGGATCCTAAAAGTTATAAAAGCATGAGAAAAGCTGGTGCTGATTTCTTTTATGATCAACAAAAAAAATTAAAACGGATTTATGATTTAGTCGATGCAAGCAGAAAAGATAATTAAAAACGATATTGAAGTATTACCAATTATACCTGCAAAGGTAGAAGATATTTGGTCATTAGTTCATTTTATGATTGCAGAGGCTTTGGTATACAGTGGAAAATACGCAGAGCCAGAAGATATAAAACAACTTTTAATATCGGGAGATAATCAATTGTTTTTAATTTTTGGTTCAGAAGAAGGAGAAACAAATAAAGTTTATGGTGTTGTCACAACGAGAATATTTGAAAACCCAAACTTTAAAGAATTACAAGGTTTAATATGTACAGGTAAAAAAATGAATTTATGGGAAGAAAAATTAATTAATACTTTAGAACAGTTTGCTAAGGTAAATGGTTGTAAAAAAATTAAAGCTTATATGAGACCAGGTTATAAAAAAGTTATGCCTAAGTATGGTTATAAATCAAGACACATTGAATTTGAAAAGGAGTTAAACTAATGAGTATATTTGG